ATAAGAATTAAATAATATCTAATTTTATATTATAATGATAGAAATAGATAATATTATGTTTAAAAATAAGAGCCAATTACAAGAATACACTAAAAATATAATAAAAAAAATAGGCTTAGGGATTATAACTAAAGATAATGAACATTTTAATTTTTTTAATGAATTAATAAAAAGACATTTAGAATATGAAGTAAAAAAAGGACTAGGAATTAAAAACTTTATTATTAAACAAAATAAAATGAATAAAAAAGCATTTGAATTAAATATAACAAGAATAGATGATTCAATAGTTGATATTAGTTATATTCATTGTTGTAATTTAATTAATAACAATCTATTATTAAGTGCTATGAGATATTCAGTTAGAAAACAAATATTAAAATTTAGAAATAATTCTAAATTAATATGTAATATGTGCAAAATTAATAATGATTGTGAATATCACATTGATCATATAAAACCATTTTCAAGTTTATCTTCGGAATTTCTTAAAGATAAATTAAATATACCAAATACATTTGATGATTGTAAAAAAACTAATAATTCTAAATTTAAAAAGGAAGATTATGAATTTAAAAAAGAATGGAAACGATATCATAAAAAAAATGCTGAATTGCAAGTTTTATGTTCTAAATGTAACTTAAAAAAATCAAATAAACTAACTTAAAAATAAAAATAAAAAAGTTAAAGAATTAACAACAAAAGAAAAAAGAATATAATAAACTATAAAAATTAAAATTAAAATTAACACTTATTCAATAGTATGTATTTTAATATTAAATCTCCCCTCCATATCTTTAATACTATCCCTAAGAGTCTTCTTATTCCAAAGCAGAAACCGAGCAAATGTCCCAGCCTTCTCTAAATCTGACCAGTCTTCCTTTGAATGCCTTTTTATATAATTCTTCTTCTTATCTTCATTTCCTTTACTAATTATAAAATCGTCATAGCCAGACGCGCCGAAGTGAATAGTCAGTAATTTGCCATCCTTAATATAATGAACCATATATTTTTTATCTTTTCTATTAGATTTTTCCAAATAGTAATCATTCATTTATATAATATATTTACATATTATAATTTAGACCAGTTTATACGTTTTCCTTCATTCTTTATCTTAATTGCCTTTCGAATCTGTTTCTCTGACAAATCATATGCAAGCGGTGAAGGTGTGTTTTTATTAACTTTCTTTTTTGGACGGCAGACAGACTTCAACCCTTGTTCTTTCTGTTTCTTTCCTTTAGTTCCGCAAGCATATTCTTTATCTTTATCAGTGATAAAAGTGCTTGATAGATTTATCCATTTTTCGTCTTTCCATCTCTTCAAATCTTTTGTTTTCTTTGGTGTATTTTCTGTCAATCCTAATTTACCCATGAGCATGGATCGATATGCACTGGGCTTCATTTTAATTACAGCTTCTTTTTCTGCTTTACTCATATAATATATGTTTATAAATTATAAATTATAAATATATATTATATATGAAAGAATTAATTAAATTCACTAAAAAAGAATTAATTGAATTTATAAGATTGTATAATGATTTAGTTCGTATAAAAAATTATCATAAAATGAAGAAAAATGATTTAATAAAAATTATAAATGAAAAGTTTACATTAAATGATAAAGGAGAAATCTCAGTTAAAAACGATTTAAAAACATCAACAAAGAAATCATTAAAAGTTATGAAACAACAAAAAAAGAAAACAGAAGATTTATCAGAAATAGAATTATATAAACTTTTAGGATCATTAAGAGGAGATAAAGACAAATTATTAGACGAAATAAAAGAATTAAAAGAAGACATTGAAATCGAAAGTAATAAAGACGATGAAGCAAATGAAAAATTAATTCTTTCATATAAAAAAGAAATAGAAAATAGAGAACCGAAAATAATACAATTAAAACAAGAAATTAATAAAACAATAGATTTAATTATAAAAGTAAGAGAGAGAGATGAACCAAAAATAAATGAGGAAAATAAAAAAGAATCCGCCAAAAAAGCTATATTATCAGCAATGACACAAAAAGCAAATCCAATAAAAGAAGATAAAGAATTTGAAAAAAAAGTAAAAAAATATAATCCAAAAATAAAATAAATTAATATTATATATATATGGAACTAGAAGAAGGAGAAGGTTTAATGGATCTATTGAAGAATATAAAAGATAGAGTTACAGGCTTTATAACTGGCAAACGTGATGATTATCCGCCAAAAGTTAGGGATTTATTGGCTAGATATGGTTCAAATCAAGTTACAAATATAGCAGTATATAGAGACCCTTTACAGACTGCAGTAGATATCGCAGTAAATGCATTATCACTTGGTAAATTTAATCAAGCAAAATTAAAAGGTGGATATGATACATTCTTCCATTTATACATGATTGTTAAATTAGATAATGGCGTTAATCTAAGAATTGAAAAGAATGAAGTAATCAATATTGAAGTTTTTAATGGCACTCCAAAAGGTCAACAATTCAATGTTGTATCTCAGCCTGTGGTTTTAAATGATATGTTAAATAAGACAAAAGAAGGGATGGGAGAAAAAGACTTTTTTTATTATGATCCAATAACAAATAATTGTCAAGTTTTTATTCTATCAATAATGAAGTTTAACAATTTATTAAATAGTAATAAAGGTTTACAAGATTTTATTTTACAAGATACAAAGATATTACAGGATACATTAAATAAATCAACACAGAAAGGTATGAAATTAACAACAGATTTAGCCAGACGATTTAATATTTTAATTCATGGTAAAGGTTTTGAATTTAATGATGATTTTGATTCAACTGAAAATATAATCTAATATAATAATATATAAATGAGTTTTGCACAGTTTGTAAAAGATAATTATGATGAAGTTCGAGATTTACCAAATAAAGAACGTATGGCTGCCCTATCAAAAATGTATAAAGGAGGTTCTAAATCAACAAAACCTAAATCTACTAAACCTAAATCTACTAAAAAGGTAAAAGGAGGTATAATGACCGCTGGTGTATTAACTGGTGCTGGCATTGACTTCAAACATGGAAAGATACCTGTACATCTTAGTATGGATGATTTAAATTTAGATTGATATAATTATATTATCTTATTATATATAATATAATCATGCTTACATTTAAGAAGACAAATCATTTAGTCGCTAAACTAGAAAAAGATAAGAAAGATAAACAAATATTTATTAAAGAGAGTTTCGATGATAAAGATAAAGCAGAAATAGATACATCAGAAGAAACAAAGTTAGATATATTTAATGAATATTTGGATAATTTAGCAATTCCATTATCTAAGAAAGAGAAAATGGATTTAATAGATAGATATAAATCTGGAGACGATAATATTGATAATGGTAAAATGTATAAAATATTTACAAAAGGTTTAGAGTTTGTAAATTATTCTTTAAAAAAATATTTAAATTTTAAAGATAAAATATTATTTCCGGTTATTTCTCGTAAGTTTTGGTGTATATATATCACTGGTATGAGTGGATCTGGAAAGAGTTATTTTATAAGTGAATTTATTTATGAAAATAGAAAGAATATCCCTAAAGAAGCCGGTATATTTTTAATTAGTCCATTTAATGACGATGAATCATATAAAAGAATATCTAAGAATATTATTTTTGTTGATCCAGTCAAGTATTATGAAGAGAACGGAGAAGATTTTAGCATTGAATCAATACCTAAAGGTAGCGTTATAATATGGGATGATATTGAAAGTATGAAAGAGAATAAATATATTGAGAAGTTAAGAGATGAGATGTTAGGAATTTATAGACATAATGATTTAAAATTATTTTGTGTATCTCATGTTGCTTTAGGTTCTAAAAAGACCGCAAAATGTATATTAGAATCTCAATATTTTGTAGTATTTAAAAATAATTGGGCTCATTCTGAAAATCTATTGTCAGTATATTTAAGACTATCAACGACACAATTACAATTATTGCAGAAACAGAATACAAGATGGTATTTTATATGTAAAGAATCACCATCATATTTTGTAACAGAACAATCAGTTGGTATATTTTAATTTTTCATATAAAAAATATAATATTGATATATATTATATTATATGGTGTCTAGACTCAGATATTTTGAGAAAAAGGAAGATAAGAAAGTTGCTAAAAAACCAATAAATTTAAAAAAAAAATTAGCAAAAGCATTAAAAGAACAGAAACTTGGAGAAAAAAAGTTTTTTGATATTATTAAAAAACGACAAAGAAATGTTAAAAAAAAGGAGGATGAAAAGTTATCATATGCAGAACAATTGGCAAAAGTTGAAGTATTGAAAAGAAAAGATGAAGAGCGTAAAAAAGAGGCTGAACGCTATTTTGTTAAAGTTGAAAATCCACTTTTAAAATTAGAATCACAACTACGAGATCTTGAATTTCAAAAAGAAAAACTAATTGGATTAAAAAAAGATAGAAGAAGTAAAGAATTTAAAGATATATCTGATAAAATCAAGAGCAAAGAAAAAGAAATTAAAGATTTTAAATTTACATTAACACCCGAATTTAAAACAAAACAGGAAGAAGAACAAAAAATTGAACTTGAACAAAAAACATTATCACAATTAAGACGAACGGCAAAACAAACATTATCATCTAGTAGTTATTTTCAATCAAAATCTGAAAGTGAAAAAAAAGCTCTTATGTCACATTATGATAAGGCAAATAAAGAAGATTTAATGTTATTGATACAAACCCTACCAAAGGCTAATATTGTTTATGATGAAGATTCAAGTTTAGATAGTTCACTTAGAACAAAGGCTGGATTAGAGGCTATTAGTGATGCTTATGATGAAATTATGAAAACAAGAAAAGAAGAACAAGAAGCCGAAGCAGAAACAAAGAAGAAAGCAACAAAAATACAGGTCGAAGAATTAGCAGAAACAAGAAAAAAACAGGATAAATTTAATAAATTATATGCTGAAGTTGTGAATTCGCCAATATTTAACTTAGGTCTTTATCAATTAACATCTAAGGGAAAAGAAGAAGAAGCAGATAAAATTAAAAGAGAAATTCCCTTTATGACTTATGAAGAATTATCTGATTTTTATGATGAAATTCAAGACGGGTATGCAAAAGAAATAAAGAAGGCGGAAGATGAAAAGAAAGCAGAAGAAAAAAAGAAGGCAAAGTTAAAAAAGAAGGGAGAAGCAGAAAAGAAAGGAGAAGCAAAAAAGAAAGCAGAGAAAGTAGAGAAATTTAGTGAAAAAGAAGAAGATATAGCCGAAATATTAAAATATCAAGATATGCTAGGAAAAGATCCAAAATCAAAAGACGTTAAATTGGATAGATTAAAAGAACTAGCAAAAAAATATGGTCTACTAACAAATAAAACTTCAAAAATAGAAATGATGGATATACTTGAACGGTTGATTCCAAAAAAAGCAGAAGAACCAGAAGAAGGAATGCCTAAATTAGTGCCAGCACTAGCACCAGCACCAGCACCAGCACCAGCACCAGCACCAGCCAGCACCATCACCATGTACAGCACTAACACCAGCACCCTCACCGG